AAATGTTAATTCAAAATTAGACGGTGATATTGTAAAACTTGAACAATGGGAATTATTTAAAGCGGTAAATGATAAATGGGTGTCAGGAAGAGATAGTAAAAAACGACTTTTATTTAATGAATTTTTATTTTTTGATAAAGCAAATCGTGATATTGGTGACGAGTTAATTATTAACACAGATACAATTAGAAAATATTGTAATTGGGACAACTCATCAAATTCGGTAATGTCGTTAGTAAGACAAATTATTGCTGACAATAGAATGAACTTTTTTGTAATGCCGGCTTATATTAATTTTTACGGTAAATCATCATTAAGAACAAATGATAGAAATGTATCAATACTTAATAATGCTAATGATGTGTTTAGTACATTTACGTATGTTGATTATATTAATTCATCACCAAAATTCTTATGTCAATATGTTGATAGACCTTCACAAACATTATCATTAGATAATGACCCTAACTACCCATTCAAGAGTGACTCATTTGATTTAGGTAATCCAACAAACAATCCTATTGTTGACAAAAGTCTGAATGTCAATCAAAATAACAGTAACAAAGCGGTGGGGTTTGTTGTAGACTTTGGTACTATAAATCAAAGTATATTTAAATCTGTTGACATTAACCAAGAACAAGGTGTTGCCTCTTCAGAACAAATACAAACAACAATTGACATGGGTAACCAAGGCTCGGGAAAGAAAACAATGCAACAAACAACTGCATTGTATGACTTTTACAAAAACCGTTCTTATAGTAGTACTGTTAAAACATTGGGTAACGTAATGATTCAACCAACAATGTATTTTGTGTTAAGACACATGCCTATGTTTAATGGAACTTACATTATTAGAAATGTTAAACACAGTATAAGTTCAGGTAGTTTTAATACTGAATTTAATGGACAAAGAGTTTCCACCAATATTAACACAAAAGTATCTGACGACATTGCTAGTATCAACGAAGATTTTTCTAAAAAATTATCAGACAAAGTAAAACAGTTTGTTAGTAATAATACATTGGTACCATTAAATAGTAATACTAATCAGTATTTAACTGGTGACGCAGCAAAAGATTATATTCTATCCGCAAGAACACCGTATCAAGGATTTATTATTAATACAACTGATTTAATAACTCAAGATTGTAGTGAAAATATTAATCCAATTTATGGGGCAATCCAACCTACTGATTTAATAACTAGCTCAATTACCGTCAGTAACCTTGCAACATTAATTAGTGGCTCAACTACCGACACAAACCTAAGAACATATATGTTTTGTATGTTATACATGATGGGCAACAAACCAAACAGTAGATTAGAATATAAACAAAATAATTTATATGGGGTAATAGTTGATGTGGCATTTCCTGGTGGTTTAAAATCTAAAATAACAAAGTATAGATGTTTAAAAACAGGTGAGAATCTTCCAAGACCATTTGCAACATTTGACAATCTTCAAGAAAATATTAATTTTGTTAGAGATTTTTATTCTGAGAATATTAAAACATATTTAACAGATGGATTAACTAAAAAAGATGCAATAAATAAAATTATTGAATTATTCTATATGACTTGGTATACATCAGGTTCACCGACACAAAAACCATACACTGAAAATTCAAATTATCCTACGTGGTTGGCTAATGTTGGATTCGCATATGAACAAGCAAAAACAAAAGGTTTGTACTAAATTAAATAATCGTTATATTTATTAAGAAAAACAATATGAGTAATTTAAAAAATTTATTGGACAACTACTTACAGAAAGATACTGTAATCGCCGAAAAGGATTTGGGTAACGGATATAAAGAAGTTTGTGATTTACAAACTGGTGACTGTTACACTGTAAGATTAAAAGACGGTTTAATTGAAAGAGTGGACAACACAATGAAATTAAATAAAACATTAAGAGTTGAAACACCACAAGGTGTTAAAACATTATTAAACGGTTAATCATGGAAAACAAAGTTTCAAAAACAATATTAGAGGAATTAAAAAGATATAATCAAATCAACAGTTATATTGTTGAGCAAGACGCTGCGTTACCTCCACCCGATGATGAAGACCCAACTGCAGCAGAACCTCCACCACCGGCACCTGATGATACTACATTAGGTGGTGCCACTCCACCTGAAGGTGAAGCGACTCCCGAAACAGGTGCACCTATTGATATTAATAATGACCCTGATGTTGAGGAAATTGAAACTGGTGATTCAGAAGGTGGTAAGAATGATAGTAGTAGTGGTACCGAAGAGTTGGATATCACAGAATTGGTTACTTCACAAAAAGACATGCAGTCAAAGCAGGAAGAATACATGAATTCAATGATGTCTAAATTAAATGATTTAGAAAGTAAATTAGCTCAGATGGATTCAATCTTTGAAAAGATTAATTCAATTGAAGACAAAGTTGAACAATACAGACCAAAAAGTGCTGAGGAAAAAATGGAATTAAGGTCTTTAGATTCTGGTCCTTATAGTCAAAAGTTATCAGATTTCTTTACTGAAAAAGAACCACAAATGAGACAACAAGGTAAGGAGCAATATATTTTAACACCTGATGATGTAGAAAACTACGACAAGATGAGTGTTAGAAAATCTTTTGACCAAGGTTTACAAAACTAATTTGATTTCTGAAAAAATTGTGTTATATTTATCTTACATTAAAAGATAAAAAATACAATTATGATGACAGACAAAACATTCGATGCCGTTCTGGCGCAGTACGAACAAAACACAAAACCATTTGGTGACCAACCAATGATGTCACAAGAAGACAGAATGAAGCGTTATTTCGCGGCTATTCTTCCTAAAGGTGAAAACTCAGGACAAAGAAGAATCCGAATCCTACCAACTACAGATGGCTCATCTCCTTTCAAGGAAGTATGGTTCCACGAAATCCAAGTAAACGGTACTTACAACAAACTTTACGACCCCGACAAAAATGAAGGCGGACGTTCACCTTTAACAGAGGTTTACGAAGAACTTATGAAAACTGGCAAACAAACTGACAAAGATTTGGCGGCACAGTACAAAGCTCGTAAATTTTACATTGTTAAGGTTATTGACCGTGACCATGAAGAAGATGGTGTTAAATTTTGGAGATTTAAACACAACTACAAGCAAGATGGTATCTTGGACAAAATCATTCCAATTTGGAGAGCTAAAGGTAATTTGACTGACCCAAATGAAGGACGTGATTTGATTATCCAATTGGTTAAATCAAAAACACCAAAAGGAAAAGAATACACTTCAATTCAAACAGTAATGTATGATGACCCAAGCAAATTGTCAGAGGATGCTGAACAATTGGATTCTTGGAAAAACGACCTAACAACTTGGGCGGACGTTTACTCTAAGAAACCTGTTGAGTACTTAGAAGCAATTGCTCGTGGAGAAGTTCCACGTTGGGATTCAGAATCTAAAAAATATGTTTACGGTGATGACGCTACTGAAGTATTCGGTGGAACACCTGTGGACCCACAAGCAGGTATGTCACCTGACGAGGAATTACCATTCTAATAAACTAAAACACATCATGTGCGGTATCATGTACGGTACCGCACATGATTAATTTATATCATATATGGCTATTAAAAAAAATGATTTCAGCTCAGTAAAGAAAAAATTCTCTACTTCAGCTAAGTACAAACCGCAAAGATTTTTTGACTTAGGTTCTGACTTCTTGGATGCGGTTGGACTTCCAGGTCCTGCAATTGGACACTTAAATATGTTCTTGGGTCACTCAGACACAGGAAAAACAACCGCTTTGGTTAAAGCCGCTGTTGACGCACAAAAGAAAGGTATTCTACCTGTATTCATTATTACAGAACAAAAATGGTCTTTTGAACACGCAAAACTAATGGGTTTTGAATGTGATGAAGTTATTGATGAAGAAACAGGAGAATCAGATTGGGATGGATTTTACATCTTCAATAATGATTTTAATTACATTGAACAAATTACGGATTATATCAATAGTTTGTTAGACGCACAAGAAAAAGGTGAATTGGATTACAGTTTATTATTCTTGTGGGATTCAGTTGGTTCAGTTCCATGTAAGATGACTTACGATGGTAAAGGTGGTAAACAACACAACGCATCAGTACTTGCCGATAAGATTGGAATGGGTATTAACCAACGTATTTCAGGTTCACGTAAATCTGATTCAAAATACGAAAACACGTTGGTTATTGTTAATCAGCCTTGGGTTGAATTACCTGACAATCCATTTGGTCAACCAAAGATTAAGGCAAAAGGTGGTGAAGCTATTTGGTTGAACTCATCTTTGGTATTCTTATTTGGTAATCAAAAAGGTGCGGGAACAAACAAGATTACTGCGACAAAAGACAAAAGAAGTGTTAAATTTGCAATCAGAACAAAAGTGTCCGTAATGAAAAACCACATCAAT